AATAACCACATATAGAACTACTCTATATAATAACAAAAAACCACAAAATTATAGTTCCGTTCTAAAATAGGTATATTTTGCTATCAAAATACACTTTTTATGGGCTATTTATTGTAAAATACAAAATATGAAACACATTAGTCTTAATTACGGCGCAATCAGAGATACCATTTTCAAATATGCTGGCAAACAATTGGTAGCTGAAGGTGGAAACACATCTACAATATTCAATTCTTTCTTAAAAAACATCAAAAAGAACCCGGCGCTTAAGATTCAAAATATGATTTTCAAAAATCTTGAAGAAGGTCACTTTAGTAAAGAAAGACTTGCTGAAAGATATATCGCGCAAAACATTAAACTTTTAGAAGGGATTAGTTGGGAAAAAGTAATTGATTCAAATAGAGATATAAGAATCTCTCTTTTAGAAAATTCTCACGTAGAAGGAAATGACAACAAGGGAGAATTGTATGAACACATACATACTTTACTTGAGTCTAATCTAAGAAAAGGATTTACGGAAATCGATAAGGCTAACCAAGCTTATGATTTTGTTTTAAATCACCTTTTAAGAGAAAAAACTCCGGCAACAGAAACTACATTAGAAGAAAGTGAAGAATATCCAAAATTACTTTCTTGGAATTATGTAACTAGTTTAGCTGTAAATAATTTCAATCAAAGATACTCTCATTTAAATGAAAATGAAAAAGGACTATTAAAAATTCTTTTATCAACAGAAGAAAACAAAACTAATCACTTAGAAGATTTAAAGAAAGAAAATTTAGAATTAATAAATTCAATTCTTAATTCAGGGCCTGATGAAGATAGCGAAAAGGTTTTGAATGATTTTAAAACTAATATTGAAAATCACGTAAATGAAAATATGGATGAATCCATTATACATCTCGCAGAACTTAAAGACACATTGATTGATTTCAACAAATAACTAAGAAGCCGGAAAATATCCGGCTTTTTTATTTAATATCGTCCTCTAAATCTTGTAGTTGGGAAATCTAAAACATAATTTTCTGTTTGAACTGTATTTAAGGAATCCACATATGTTCGCATTGAGGTGTTGTATGTAGCTCCAGAAACAATAAAAGAACCATTTTGAAATTCAATAGTTTGCTTATTATATTTTTCTATTAAAACTTTCCTTGTTAGAGGCAATAATTGTATTTCGAAAGAAAAATGTTCATATTCATTTACATAAATGCCATGATTATTACTTTTTAAAATGTATTTTAACTCATTGTATTTATTATAAAAAATTTTCTTTATAACAAACTCACCACCTCTCATCCAAGTTTCTTTTTTAATTTTCACAGCATCTCCTATAGAAAAATTTATTTTTTCTTTTTTTACAGGAATAAAACCTTTATTTTGAAATTGGCCTGCATACCTTCCTTTTTCTCTATGATTATGTTTTATGTTGTATTGATTTTTCATGCTCTTATAGTAAGATAATAATCTTCTTGAACGTTTACTGGGTCATATTTTAAATCAATCTCACCAGTATGTGGGTCAACAAGAAGTTTTCTAATTATTACTTTTTCTACAAGTACAGTTCTTTTTAAAGGTAAAGCAGAAAATCCTTTGTCACTTACAATTGGAATTTTTATTGAAGAACTTGTTGTGCTTATCATTGAGTAAGTAAAATCATTATAAATCGAAGAAATCACATAAGTATTACCACCACGATTAATAACAGTATCGCCCACTTCAAACTTATTTCTGCCAGTTTTTAATATTTCTGTTTTAAAATGCATTTTTCAAATATTACTCTTCTTTCAATAATATAAGATAGTGGATAAAAATATTCAGTAGCATACATTCTTGGTCTATCTTCAAAGCCACCAAACTCATTTAGGCCAAATTGACTTATTCTTATAATCATAAAGTGTTTTTCTTCAGTTTCTAAAGGATAAACGCCAACAACTTTATATTGATGGTTTGGTCCTTCTTTTTTAGAATAAACAATATCTCCTATATTAAATATTCTCTCCACGACTTCTGAAAAATTCTTCCAAAATATATTTTGAATACGCTGGCGGAATAGATTCAGCCAATGTCTTCTTGTTTTTCATCCAATGTATTTGCATCGCGTCTTGCCAAGCTTTTAGACTCGCTTTACCATCTCCGCCATGACCGGCAACTGTAACATAATGACCGGCTTTAACCGAACCTCTATGTGGCTTATGAGCTGGTTGTTTGGCTTTAAAACCGCTTAATTCAAATATCCGGTGTCTTATAACCTTAAGGCCAAACATTTCCCCACAGAGCGTCAAATCCTTCCTTAGTGGTGCTGTAGTAACATTTTCCATACAAAATGGCACCCCGGCGCTTAAAAGCATATTTCTGGTTGGTTCTACAAGGTCCGGATACGTCTTTCCAAGATTTCTCCACCTAGCCGAAGCGAATGTATAACTTTGACAAGGGGGAGAGGCCCAGATAAAATCAAAACCTCTTAAAAAATCCATATCAAATTTTGTGGCGTCTGATTGCAAAAAGGTAAAAGCAGGAGATGTAAGACTGGGATATTCAGGTTCCTCCTTAATGTCGACACCTACAATCTCTGAGGCGCCGGCCAGATAAATTCCCATACTGACACCACCTCCTCCACAATAAAGGTCAAGAATTTTATATTCTTTTGAAAGTTGGTTTCTTCCTAACATTTGAACAACTTCGGCGACTGTTGCAAGTGGCGCTATTACTTTTTTTGTTTTGGCCATTATTGATTTTGCTCATTGAATTCGTTAAACAATCTTCTTATTACTCTTTTTGTGTCAGAAGTAAAATCCCCGGAAAGAATCCAGTTAAGATATTTTGTATCAGAAGCAAGAGACCTACCAACAGGTTGACCTTGAAATTTACCAAAAGTAAAACAAGGAATTCCTTCAGAATTAAGTTTAACCTTACCTTGAAAATCAAGTTCGTTTGCATCGTTTACAAAATTATGTAAAGCTTGTATATCATTTACTATTGGAGACATTAAAGTGTTTCCATCTTTATCTTCATATTCCTTGCCTTCATATTTTTCAACTTGAGCCTCTAAAACCTTCAGTGTAGCTTCAGTGTCCGCCATAGCATCGTGAGCATTTTCAAGTTTATCTTTACAATAAAACCTAACTGCAGCTCTTAATGTTCTTGGTTCCATTTGATGGAATATTCTCAAACCATCAACGCATCTTCTTTCGCTCATATCAAGTTGCATACCACAACGCTCAAATTCTTCCATTATTAATGGAATATCAAATCTGTTACCATTGTATGTAATAAAATCTGCATCCCCTATAAGCTCTAATAAACCTTTTGCTAATTTATCAAATTTTGGTTGGTCTTTAACCATATCATTTGTTATGCCGGTTATCTCAGTTATTTCTTTTGGAATTGGAATTCCTGGATTTATATATCGACACCTCTTAATTGAAGGTCTGCCATCAGCAAAATTCTTTATAATAGCCAATTGAATTATTCTATCTTTCGATACTGACAAACCTGTTGATTCACAGTCAAAGGTTACTATGTCTTTTTCTAATTTTAATTTCATTTTACAAAAATAAGAAAAAAATTACAATTAACCATTAAAATTTATATAAATAAGCACAACTTGATGGTGAGTAAAATTCAGGCTTTTTTGTCTTTTCAAATAAGACATTCCTACTTTTTAATTTAAGAATCATATTATTTAACACATCAATAGTAAAATCGACATATTCTCCCCTAACATAAGACGCAATTGGAGTAATATCGCTTTTAGAATAATAAACTCCATAATATTTTTCAGATTCCAAATCTTCAATGAATATTACAGAATCATCTTTTGGTGATTTTAAATTATAAATACCATAATCGACAAAATCAAGTATCCCAGTTATTACGATAGCACAATATTCATCTTTCATAATCAAAAATTCAAATTCTGAATAATCGCTATTGTTTAGAAGTGTCTTTCTTGGTGTTGAATGATGAAATTCGCTTGCTTGGATTGATATACTAAAACCTTCTCCTAATTCTATAATAGAATTTTTTGCAAACTTCACTAAAGTAGGTGATGATTTTATGTCATCTATAATTCTTTCTTTAATTAAGAATTCGAATTTATATTTTTGAGGAGGCTTTATCATTTTGTTTAGAAAGCCTCTTTGCAATAGATTCAGCTTGTGTTTTTAATTTATCTATGTCGAATGAAGTTTTGGGAGTTTTATCTTTTTTATTTTCATCACTAACTTCAACCCCAGGATGTAGAGATAAACTATACTTATGAATACCAAAACTTAATTTGAATGTTTTTTTATCCTTTACATATCCATCCCACAATGAATCACTCTTATTTTTCCAAGTTATTAAACCGGTAGAGTGGTCTTTTAGAGATTCCAAGTATGATTGAAATTGTAAATCTTTAGCCTTTTTTTTATTATCTCGCTTAAGTCTATTTTCTTTATTTTTCTCGGCTTCTATTTTTAATCTTTCTTTGTATTTCTCTCTAGCGTCCATTTTTCTTTTATTGCTTTATTATGTAATTGCGTATCGCTTAAGCTCCAAATTTCATCAATCACAACAGGACTATGAACATCGTCTAAGCTAATCCAGAAATATTTTTTTGAATCTTCTTCATTAAAACAAACATTAATCAAATTTTCTTCTTCACAAAACCCAACAGCCATAACTCTTGTATCTTTATGAAAAGTATTTTCCTCATCTAAAATCACATCTTTTTTTAAAGAAAAATATGAAACACTTACTTTAGTTGTTTCAGAATCCAAATCAACAATTGGACTAAAAAGTGAATCTAAATTTAAAGATTTTTCTTCAAGATTTTTGTTTGATTTATTGGGGAATAATATTTTTTCAATATCATTATGCATCAAAATATTGTCTTAAAATAGAACTGTTACCACGACACTTTAATGTCCTTAGTGCTCCATCTTTTATTTGTCGAACTCTTTCTCTTGTCAAATCAAGATTTTCACCAATCTCTTCAAGAGTCATAGGTTGTTTTCCTAAAAGGCCAAAATACATACAAATAACAGAACTTTGTCTAGGTGTTAATCTGGATAAAACTTTTTCCAAATCAGATTTCATAGAATCTTTATTTAGATTAAAATCCGGACTCACACTATCAGCGTTTGGAATATAATCAAGAAGGGTTAGGGCGCCATCATCCTGTGTTACTGGAGATTCTAAAGAAGTTGTCCTTCCACCCATCATTCTTATTTCTTTAACTTTTAAATCTATTTTTTCAAATTGTTTTAAAGAATCCTGAATTTCTTCGTCAGTAGGTTCTCTTTCCAGAGTTTGTTCGAGTTTGGAAATTGTTTTGTTTACCTTATTAAGAGAAGCTGTTTGATTACTTGGTATTCTAATTATTCTGGATTGTTCAGCCAAGGCCTGCATTATAGCTTGACGAATCCACCAAACAGCATAAGAAATAAATTTAAAACCACGATTGTTATCAAATTTTTTCGCAGCTTTTATGAGGCCAAAATTTCCATCATTAATCAAATCCTGCAAAGGGAGACCCATATTTTGATATTGTTTAGCGACTGAAATTACGAATCTAAGATTGCTTTCTACTAACTTAGACAGAGCTTTTTCATCTCCTTTAGCTGCTTTATTAGCAAGTGCAACTTCCTCCTTATCAGTTAAGAGAGGTATTTTACTAACTTCGTTAAAATACTTTGCTACAGAATCGCTATCTCGATTGGTTATTCTTTTGGTAATTTTTAATTGTCTCATTTAAAGTGTTTTATTTGCTCTTTGCAAATATAACGCTTTTTAAAACACTTTACCAAATTTAACCACAAGAGAAATGTGGATATTAATTCAAATATTTTCTGAGCAATTTAGATTTATTCATAACTCTAAATCGTCTCAATGCAGCTTCTTTTATTTGTCTAACTCTTTCCGGGGAGTATTCATATCTCTCGGCAATTTCAACTAAACTCATCGGGGTTTTTCCGTTTAATCCGAAGAAATTTTCAACAATATTTTTTTCTCTTGGATGTAAAGTTTCAAGAATTCTATTTATATCAGATTTAACAGACTCATCCATTAAAGAAATATCTGGACTTTCCTTATGACTGTTTTCTGAAACTAAAACATCTATAACAGACAATGAATCACTATCAGTATTTAACATAGGAGCATCATATGATTGAACCCTTCCCATTGCAGACATTAATGAATTTAACTCTTTTAAGTCAAGTTCCATTTTTTCCATAATTTCTTCATCACTTGGAGTGCGTTGAAGTTCTTGTTCTAAAATAGAAAAAACTTTTAAGAATTTATTTTGTAAACCTATTTTATTGAGCGGAATACGAATTAAACGACCATTATTAGCAATAGCATCAAGAATTGATTGTCGAACCCACCAAACTGCAAAAGATATAAATTTAAATCCTCTAGTTTCATCAAATTTTGTTCCGGCCTTAATAAGACCCAAATTGCCTTCATTAATAAGGTCTATTAAATCAACACCTCTATTTTGATATTGCTTTGCCACAGAAACTACAAAACGTAAGTTAGAACGAACCAACTCATCTAATGCGTTTTTATCGCCTTGTTTTATTAAAATAGCCAATTCAATCTCTCTGTCGTGAGTAATTAGTGGAATTTTTGAAATGTCTAAAAGATATTTCTCAACAGCTAATGTTGTTCGGTTTGTGATTGATTTTGTGATTTTCAGTTGTCTCATATTCGTTTTATGTGTGTTTAATATTAGTTATAACACTTTAAACGTAAGAATACTGATTTTGTTACAAAAAGAGATTATTTTTTATTTTGTAGATAAAAAGGCCAATCTATCCCTTATTTTAGCACAAAATAGATAATTTTCTTTTTCCAAGGCTTTTAAAAGCAAAGATTTTAAAAATTCAACGCTGGTAATTCTTTCAACATTCTGAGTAAAAACATCTTCTAATTTAACATTACTGTATCCGCTTAGAGACTCTTCTTTTTTATCTAAACCTTTATGCTCTTGCGAATAAAAAAACTCCACAGAGCCTGTATTTGCGTTTTGGAGTATATTTTGAAGTATAATGTCCTGTTCTTCAAAGCTTAATTTATTAAATCTATTAAATTCTTCTTTTTCTTTATTTAACATTTCAGATTTAACACTATAATAATCATCACACATATGCTCAATTTCTGTAGGTAATCTTGAATTTTTAATTCTTACTGATATTGTGTTTTTTGTGTTTTTTGTAGAAACATTTGTAACGCTTAATTTTCTTGTTGCAATGAGAAAACACCCGGTAACTTCATGCATAAGTCCAAGTTTATAAAATAATTCAGGATAATTTGATTTTCTTTTACTTATGTGCTGTATTACTTTATCTTGTTCATTAAGTAATCCTTCTATATCTACCACAAAATCATCATTAGGAAAAATTTTATTATAATCTATTTTGTCGGCCATATTAACATATTCTAAAACAATAAAGTAATTAAGTTTTGAAATAGAATCAATTCTATTTACACCTTCTTCTCCTCCTTTGTTTTTTATGTCAAGAAATTTTTCTTGTACCAACTTATATTCTTCAGTAAAAGACTTTGCTCTACTAAATGACACCTTCTTGATTATCTTCATGCTCCAAGAATTTATATTAAATAGGTTAAAAAGAATAGTTAATTATTCCAATCTAGCTGACTGAAAAATTTCTTTAACGTATTAAAGGACTCTTGGTCAAGCGATGTTCCAAAAACACTAGGAGGACTTTGTCTTTCATCAGTAAAGCTTACTGATAGATATTTCGTTTGTTGGCCTTTTTCTCTAAATGTAACTAAATCTACCTCAAAATTAATACCCTCTGGACTGCTTAAACAAATATATGTTGTTGTAGGTCCTTTTTTCTGTAATTCTTCTTCCATGTCTAATAATTTTAATCAAACTTAAGTAAAAACATAAAAAAGTAAATGAATAATTACAATGATACAACACCATAATACGAGGTGTTGATTTTTTTAGTTGCATATCGAGATACTAAACCTTCTCTAGGATAAAAATCCTGAACAACCGGTTCTAACTGCATAGGTATGTATGGAGTAAAAACATAACCGGCTTCCATATAAGAACTGCCTTTAAATCCTGTTAAATAATTTCTCATATCAAGAGAACAATCATTATTATCTATTCTAATTGTCTTGCCATTTTTATCATACCAATACTTTAATCCATTATTTTCAAAATCGTGTTTTCTACATTTTTCAAATAAAACAATTCTAGTAATTGGCTTTTCTTTTTCTGGATGTTTATATATTTTATATTTTTCCATAATTATTTTTCCTTACCCTTTTTTAATTCAAAAGTTAAACAAGTATTACCTTCTTCAGCAATAAATTTATTATTACAAAAAGGATAAAATACAAAGGCAGAACTTATTTTTTCAACTAAAACGGTCTTGCTAAATAGAGTAAACGTATTTCCGCTCATGGATTATTTAATTTTCTTTTACCAAGAACATCCAACATTCCAAAGACAATCTTTATTGAATGTTTCCAATATCTTTTCATTTTATTTAAATAATGCTTGGAAGAACTTTCTGTTTTTTCAAAAATAACAAATCGCGTATCTTCTCCGTGAATAATAAAGTCAAAGTCATCAGGTTTGTTAAATTTAATATCATCTTCCATTAATACTGACCTTTATTGTCTTGCCTTTGTAATTGTATGCTTTTTCGTAATGGAATAATCAACTCCTCTATTTCTTTCAAAATTTTTCTTGCTCTTAGTGCAGCGGTATCATTTTTAGTTTTTCCTATAAACTTATACAAATCACCTTCTGTTTCTATTAAAAGCTTTCTTAATTTTTGATATTGTTCATCTATGTTGTGGTCGTCGTAAAACATAATATTTATTTATCAATCTAAAATTTCTTGTTCATCTTTACTTCCTTCATTAAGACTTTTTAAATGCTTTTCAATATTTTCCATAAGCATTTTCGTTCTATGATTTACAGCAGCATTATTCTTTTGTAATTTATTTTTATTTTCTGCCAAAGGCTCTTCTAATGGTGCTTCTCCACCTGCTTCTGCTCCACCCGCTTCTGGAGGCATTTCTCCACCTGCTTCTGCTCCACCTGCTTCTGGAGGCATTCCCATATCCATTCCGCCACCCATAGCTCCTAAGCCACCGCCACCTGTAATTCCTGCTCCAGCTCCTGCATCAGCTCCGCCCGCATCAGCTCCACCTGCAGGTGCACCACCGGCCGCACCAGGAACCCATCCTGGTTTTCTAAACTTTCTATCAAGGTCAGAAAATATTCCCGTTTCCATATACTCATCTGGAGCACCCTCGATTTCAGTAAACATTTTACGTTCAATCTTTTTCTGTCTAATAATTTGTTTTATTTCAGTTTCAGAGAAACCCATAATATATTGCATAGCCCAAGTATAAGATACCGGAGATGTTGCATCATTAGTAAACATTGCTTGAAACACTTCCATTCTTGATTTCATTGTTTCCAACTTAAGCAATTCTTGTTGAGAAGAAGGATTGGCAAGCGTTATTTCAAAATTATTTATATCATCTTCAAGACCAAGAAGGTATAGATGTATATTTGCAATTCTTCTTAATTCAATAATTAAAAACTGTTGCAATCTGTTTACTGTTCTTGAAAATCTTAAATCTGCCTGAGATAATGCTGAACCTCCCGGGATTGTTTCTGCATAATTTAAATAAGGTTTTGGAACTTTAAGAGCTGCAAATAATTTATTTTGTAAATATTCTATATCAGCAATATCTCCTAAATTAGAAGCTCCCGGTAAAGTTTCAATACGCGAACTTTTATCACCTCTTACTGGAAGAAAATAATCTTCTTCGTAAGTGATTGGGCTATATTTTAAATTGATATTACCAGTACTTGGGTCTACCATTGGAGCCTTCTTTACTTGAGCCTTAGCTTTTTCCATATACTGAGGTACATCAGCTGGGTCAATATTTCCAACTTCAATATAATAAACTCTTCTTTCTGGAGCTCTAACACATCTGTATACAAGCATAGCATCTTCTGCTAGTTGCAATTGTTTCCATAATTTTCTTGCAGGGTCCAAAACCGAACGGCCATATGGCAATCTTGTACTATCAGTTAATATTCTAAAATGAGCAACTTGCCATTCTTCAAAAAACATATTTCCAACATCCCATCTAAATACACTTCTTCCAAGTTTTAAATCTGGATTGTCTTCTCTATGCATTTCAGCAACTGGAAGTTGAATAATGTCATAAATTCCTTGAGTTTGGTCTGTTTCTAATTTTAAAAATAAATCACCATATTTGAAAAGTTCTCTTGCCCAAAAACCAAGGTTATAATTAACATTAAGAACATTATAAAACAAATCTTGTAAAACTTTTTTAACTCTTGAATTGTCGCTATATATCGCTACAATTTCTCCGCGCTCATTTTTAGTAACACATTCATCTGCTAAAATATCAAGCGCCGCAGAAACTTCCGGAGAAAAATCCATCGCTCTAAAATCCAAATAAGAAGCAAGTCTATCTGCTTCATAATAAAGAGACCTTGAATAAAGGTCTTTTGCAACTTTATTAGATTGTATGTCTAAAAAATCCTGTTGTTTTTGTTGTTTAGACTCGAATGGATTTGACACAGTCGGAGTATTTGTTAATACGCTTCTTTCCGGTTTAGTCGCATCTTGTCTTCCTCTTCTAAGGGCTTTAAATACCCCAGAAAATATACTATCATCATAATTTTCAGCCATTTTTCTTATATATTATTAATTACAAATTAACCATTTTTTACACCAAAGTAAACCATTACCCAACTATTGGACCCAATAACCAATTCAAGCCATTATCTGGGCCCTGAGAGTCTTTTTTAACCTCATTTTGTACATTAGCAGGTCTTCCAACTCCATTACTTGAGTGATAGCTTATGGAGTCCAACATTGCCTTGTAAAATTCTTTGCTCTTAAATACGTTATCAAATTCAGTATCCCTCATAAATAAACCTATCGCAAAAGCAAAAATAAGGTCATCATGATAACCGTCAGCATGTTCCGGTTTCTCTCCTTTGTTTATAAATGTTCTAAATTCTGTAAGTAATCTTTTTGAATTTATTTTCACTTCACTATCTCTCATGTATTTTACTAAACAATTCATAAGTAAAGGTCTTGTTCTTGGGGTTGTTTGAAATCCCGGTATCTCACTATCAGGGTCAATAGAATTAATGCCACCATATCTAACATAAATTTTCTTTATTGATTTAGAATGATGAATTTTATCATAAGGATATTTTAATGTATTCCTGAGAGCAAGCGTAGTTACTAATCCGTGATTATTTCCCTCAATAGAAACATATGCCATATTATAATCTGTTGCAACTCTAAAAACCAATTCAGCAAAAATGTCTGGAGGTATTTTTCCTTGAAATTCTGCTACTTGAGTTAGTGTGTCAGCATTAATTACTTGTAGTGTTGAAAAGTCATGACTGTCACCTCTTGAAACGTCTCCTCCTATTATGTAATTAGCTTTTGGTATAGGTTTTTCCCAAACATAAAAAGTCGTTTCTCTATTAGTAACAAATCTTTCTTCAGGCTCTTTGTAATCATAATAACAAACAATCTTAGCGTCAGCACAGTTTTTTTCGTATTTGTCTATAATCCAACTTTCAATAACAACTGCAGCTGAACCTTCGAAAGACAAATCTAGCTCTTGAGCTATTTTTACTTTATCATATTTTAATAATGCACACTGCTCTTCATACCAAGGACTCCACCAAAACTTTCTTCCATGTTCATCATATCTCTCTTCTGCTTCTCGAGCATAATATGGATGTTGACTCCAATGAACTTCTGTTCCAACAAAAGCTTTTTTTCCAGTCTTTTGTTTTTTTATTGTTTCAGTCCAAGTTGAATGATATAATCCACCGGTACCATTAGGTGTTGAAATCATTATACATTTAGCATTTTCAGAAGACAAAGCCAAACCGGCCGCCATCCAAATCTCTTCCGCATTTTCAATAAAAGCAGTCTCATCCAAAACCAATAAAGTCAACGTTTCACCACGACCCGCATTTCCGCCAGAAGCAACGGCTTTACACCAACTACCATTAGAAAATACAATTTGTTGAGTATTATTTGTTGGAACTTCATCTGGTCTTAAAAATGGAGGTAAGTAATCTAAAAATTGTTTTACAGAACCCAAAAACCTTCTTGCTCCAGCACCGTCATTGGCAACAATTAAAATTCTTTCATTTTCATTAAACAACATTTTCCAACAAACATAACCAGATGTTATAACGGAAAGTCCTGTCTGGCGTGCCTTAAGAATAATATTATTCTTATTTGCATCATAACTTTTTAACACTCCTTTTTGGTAGTCAAAAAGACTTAATGGTGCAATAGTATTTTTTGTTATATCAAATATATAACCGTAGGTATTTAAAAAATAAACTGGGTCTCTCGCACACTTTATAAATTCTATCGTTTCTGCTTGTGTCATTATAAATAAATAGGTAATTATTTGGCTTTTTCAGGTAGAATTTAAGGAAAATCAACTATTTTCCTCTGGAAATGCGTAAGCGAAAAAATTAACAGAAATAATAGGCTTCCCATCTATTATACATATAGATTCAAGAGAACATCCTCTCAAAGACAATACTGGACTATATTTGCTTGGATTTAGATTAAAGAAAAACATATCTATTCCATATGTACTTTTTTCCAATTGAATAGATTTATTAATCCATTTATGAAATTCAGTTGAACCATTATTATCAATTGATTCCACTACTCTCATTTTTATTGGCTCAAAATCTTCTGAAAGGTTTCCAGAAACATCTTTTGATAATTTTCTATTATATCTTATTAAAGATTCATTTGTTAAATTATAAAATTCTACAATTAATAGTGATTCTTTATTAGATTTGTAAGAACAAAATTTCAATCCATATAAATCTTTTTTTGTAGGGTCTACAAATTTTTCTACAAGAACTTTTCTGGTATGAATGTTTTCAAAATGAAATTTCATTATAAACCAACATATATAGTTGCTCCTCCGGCCAATTCGCTATCAATTTTTACAATATATATATCAGACATATAAATAACTCCGCTAATATTATTTAATGCTCTATATTGATGATAACCATATGTAGAAGATGAAAACGAAGCACTGAAAGTACCAGTTGATGCGTCTGAAAGATTTATTGATAATGTTACTGCCGTACTAGCAGAGCCGTTTATAAAAAAAGTTTTATTAAATGTGGTAGCAGACAATGGATTTCCATCCACATCTAACGACATGATATTCTCATAAATTGTTTCTCCGGTCCTGATATCCATTTGTTATAAATAGTTATTTTTTAAAGTATTGTTCTCTTAATTCTTTTTTCGCTTTTGTAAAGTTCCAAGCATCTATGGCGTGTTGTTTTTGACCAAAAAAGAAATTCAACACTTTACTGAATTTCTTTCCAGATGGAACAAGTTTATTTTCAATCTCCAACTTTCCAGTACTAGCTGATACTGAGATGTTTTTTTGATTAAATGTTGTATTTTCCTCGGTAGTAATTATGTCCTCAATTATCTCACCATTAACATTCCAGGTCAAATCTAAAGCATAAGCTGATTCATAAAACAAATGACCTAAAGCTGCAGCAAACCCATCAATCATTCTCCACCAAAATTTAAAAAACATCCATTTATCTTTGCGGGTTATTGACATATAAATAGAATATCCTAATGAATAGAGTGTACCAATAGACCACATTAATGTGGTTACGAGTATTGCCCAAATAAGTGCCCAAAGTCCTTGAAATAATTCTTTCATATTTTTAAAATGTTAATTGTTCTATTACTGCTGTTTTTATCCCTTCAGTCAAATAAGTTTTTGTTGATGCACTTACTGCATCTCTTAATGGTTGAGTATAGCCTTGAGTAAAATATTCCATTTGAGTTTTAACTGATGTAAGCATATCAAATGCATATGTTTGATTTGTTGGCTCTCCGTAAATTGCTTTTAGGCCATCCAACAAGGAAGTTTTTGCAAATGAAAGCATATTACCCCTTCTATCTATACCTTCTTGAATTGCTTCTTCTGAGGTATAATATTTTTTGAAACTTAAAGTTAATCCTGTTGTGCCATCATTTAAAATCCAGTTGCAGGTCATATCTCTATATTGAACAAGACCTATTACATCTCTGGTATAATTTCTAAATTCAGAAACAACTAAATCACTATATGTTTGAGAAG